AGAGACAGACTATCGCTATTCCTGTCATCACTGCGAGCAGCAGATTGATCGTTGGTCTCAGGAACGCTAGCGAGATTAGTGTTCGTCGTACGGATCTGAGCGTGACTCCTGTGACTGTCATCGCTGAGTGCTTTAGGTAAGTACTATGAAACGCCTCACTAATCGTTTGACTAATGCGCTCACGGGTGCGCAGGGTGGTGGGAGTGTTGTTCCTGAGTATAAGAGTACTGCTGCGTATAGGAACGTGGCGGCTGCGTATATTACTCTTGGTCAGAATGCTCTGCACACTGCTGCGCTAGATCCGACGCGAGAGTGGACGCTGGACGTAACGGTGTGTCGCACCACTGCTGCTGCGGCTGGGTATGTGTTTAGTAAAGGCGGATCCACCGCTGGGCAACGGCAGATTGGTATCAGCACTGCTGGTGGCGGTGGTTACACTGTAGAGGTTGGTGGTGTAACTGTCATCAGTAACTTTGGCACTGAGGGGTTTACGCGCGCTGTACGCATCACTGTCGTGAATAGAGATAGCGGCGGCGGTGTGATGAAGACGAGAATGATTCTGAATGGGCGTCAGGTTAGTACTGAGAATCCTGCTGGTAATCCTGGGACGTTCGTTAACAGCACTCACGACTTCTTAATTGGTGCGCGACGTAACGCGTCAAACGCGGACTCCACTAGCAACTGGGCTGCGACGATCGATGAGTTGAAGATTTTCAACGTTGCGCTTACGGACGCCGAAGTATCGCTGCTCGCGGGTGATCTACGTACGCCGAAGGTGACACGTGGAATTGTGTCATGGTACAAGCTGGGTGAAGAGCTAACTGGTACGACGGTGTATGATAGCATCGGTGGAGTGAATGGTACGCTGGTTGGTAGTGGAGTGTTGGACACTGCGCGCGTACCGAAGGCACCTATCATCACGTACGGTGATAGCATCGGTCTCGGTAGCGGTGGCACCAGCGGGTTCATGGCAAAGCTACCCCTCCGCGATCTTCACTACAACTTCATTCGTTGTTATAGCGGACAAGGGAGCACGTACGTTAAGGGTATCTTTGACGCTGATACTGACTTGAGAAGTTGGTTTACGATTATTGAAGTTGGACGCAATGGCGTCCTAACTGATACCGGTACTATCCTCAGTGACATTCAAGGAATGGTTGCACAGCTACCGCACAATAGATGGGTGGTGATTGGTATCACTAAGAAGTACGACGGTACGGAGGACACGCTGCCGACGCCGACTGCCAACGCGACTAAGATCGATCAGGTCAACGCGGCTGTGCAGGCATGGTGTGGTAGTAGATGGTTGGACTTGCAGGCGTACTTCCTCGCACATGGCAATGGTACGACTGACAATACTGACGTAGCACTAGGGCGATGCCCGACAACGCTGCGCGGTAACGCTGATCTGCTGTATACGCACTTCAATGATACTGCGTATACTCACATGTCTCAGATGGTTTCTGACTACCTCGATTCGATTGCAGCATAAAACAAAATACCCACCGCTAACAACGGTGGGTATTTTGTTATTTAAGAAGTTCGGCGATTGCGTAGACAATGTTACCGAGTGGATCTACTTTGCGGACACACTCTATAACCTCGTGCTCTTGCTGCTCCAGTTCGCGTCGAAGCTCCTGTCTCCTAGCGAAGAATGTAGTAGTGGAAATCTCACGTGAGATAGAAGACTCATGTGTAACACAAGCCACAGTCCTCCGCTTGTATTCAGCTATAGCTTTACGTAGGTTACCCTTCCTATTACGTAGATTGGGGTCTTTCATTCTTTTTAACCACGATGTGTTCGCGGTGGTACGAGAGGTATTTGACATTATGTTCTTCAGAGAAGAGTGTCTTCTCAGCCTTTACCTTACGGTGGTTAATAACGACAGGATCGAGATAGAGTTTTGCACGACCTTTGAGAAGGGAAGAGTTCTGACCAGCGATACGCTTTGCATCCGCGGACGCCAACGTACCATTACTAACTTGGATACCACGCTTCGACAACGCAGGCGGGATATAGTCATTACCGATCTTCATGCCATATGATTCAGCAACAAAGCGGGAGAGATTCTTGCGACTGCCGTCTTCAAACTCACCATAGATAGTGATGCCATTATTTGCGACGCGCCACTTCACACATTCAATCTCCTCCATCAGATCAACAGGCACACCGACACAGACAGTGATCTTGTTATCTTCTATACGGATGTGCTCCTGTTTATCTAGAAGATCGGGGCGACGCTCAGCATCGGCAGTCACCATCATGATAACGTCGTTGAACTCAGACTCATGGTAGAGATAAGTAACGCTGGACGGCTCTGCACAGTCGAAAACACCATCAGTAATGACGTAATTGAGCACATCTGCACGCTCAGCCATCGCTTCATTCATACCGACAAGTCCGCGCGTGTAGAGAATCGTCTGTAAGCTGAGCCCCTCCGTTATTATGGTGTCGTTCACCTTACCGTAGGATAAACCAGTCTTTTTATCGAAATACGCACACTTTGGTACATATTTGGCGTGATTGCGACGGATTTTGATATGTTTCACCACTCCTGTGAGTGAAAACACAGGTAAATCGATGATTTCTGAGGGTTTTCCACTGAGATTTGAGTAGAACTCAGAGCACATTTTCTGAAGACAGATGCGCCAATCGGAGTTAGCACCGGTGTCTGGAGGTGCTTGAGGTCTGAAATTGTTCGATGTGAAGTCGTCATTCCACTCAGCGCGGCGGTGCATACCAATAAGATCACCGATGAGCTTGGAGAAAGCAACGCCAGACGTTTTGCTGACGATGATGTCGCCGCGGACGCACCAGTCGTGACGCTTAACATGCTCACAATACGCACTATCAAACAAAGCAGCGGTGGAGTGCAGCGTGCGTGGATCACTGGTCTCAATGAACAACGCAGCTACATCCCCACCATCATAGTACTTATTTTCGGTTTTGGAGGGCATATGACAATTATACTCATTATACGCAAGAAGTCAAGCGGAATATACCATTTGAGGTTCTATAGTCACTAGTTTTGTGTCCGCGGTCCCACGTAGCTTTGACACAGCGCGTATGCATGTAAGCGATGTATTTCCATAGATAGATACGTGGCGACGTGAAACCGAACAACTGACCCGCTGTAGCCATAGATAGATCCATGGTGTAAGGCTGATCCTTCGACTTCTCATAACACCACGTCCACAGCGATAGCAGCTCAACGTGCGCAGTATTCACCAGAAACCTGTGCTCCCCCGTTTTATTCGACGAGATAACAAGTTCGCTGGTGGTCGCGTCGATTCTATTATACACGTTGTGAGACTTTTGCATAATTATACCTACATCAGCATTATACTGCTTGACTTGGGGAATGCAAGAATTATAATAAGATGGTGGTTAAGTATTATGGAAAAACGCCTGGAAACTTGTCTCTACGCTGACAATTGGCATAATCTCCTGGGGAGTATGCTAACCGACGAAGAGAAGATACAATTAGATAAAGCACCTGATACAGCGATACTTAGCTGTTTAAAGCTAGCGAATGTGATTGGTAAGGTGCGCGCGAAGGAATTGGTGGCGTTGAGTGGTGCGTGCGCAGAGATTGATTTTAGTGGCGGACGCCGCTGTGTCATGGTTATCGACAACAAGCGTTGTAAAAGGTATAACACTCTCCCGTGTTGTGAAGATCATTATGGTGACGCTATGAGCCTATCCCCAGCCGTATTTAAAAATCAGGATCTACGGAACGCATACCTCCGTCAGCTACAGAATCCACGTAAAATCCAGCTCGACACTGAAGTTGCGCTGATGCGTACGATGATGGAACTGATGTTGAAGAAGGTTTCCGCTGACACTGGTAACATGCCGTTGGAGTTGATTGGCGCTATCACTGCAATGTGTGAGAAGACTTCTGTCGTTGTAGAGAAGATGAGCAAGCTAAACGCCATTACTCCCGAGAAGATCGATGAAATGATGGATAGGGTAGTCGAGATTATCTCTGAGTACCTACCGCACGATAAGCTCCGTGAGTGTGCTGAGAAGCTGAAGATGGTGCAGATTTCGGCTCCTGGTTGTGAGATTGGCTACAATCCTGGGGATCAGGTAACTATGATGCTTGGCGAGGAGACTCCTGTAGATTCCGAGGTAACGACCGTGCATAAGCGGGCGATGCTAGATTTGCAGAGTCGACTATGAAACGGTATCATGTGCGTAATGATGGTACCGTGCATGATATATCTACGCCGGAGAAGCTGGTTGAGTTTACTAAGGCTATGACGAAGGTCATGGTCGATCGTATTGTGGACGGCACACCAATCAGAGTAACCAAAGAGGAAGCCTCCGCTCGTTTAAACATTTGCAAGGCATGTCCTAATTATAAAGATGGTGTGTGTAAGCTTTGTAGCTGTAATATGCCGTTTAAAGTCGAATTAACCTCAATGACTTGTCCAGAAGGTAAGTGGTAATCATGGCTGATAGTCAACCAACAATCGGTAACTTTACCCTTCGCGATGGTGAAGCTGCTGGGACTAAAACTAAAACGCTTAGATTCTCGCTGCCCGGCGTGCTAAAACCAGCAGCGTCATGTACTCTCACTTTTGATGCCAGTAGTGATGAGAATCGTATCGCGAAGAGTGTTGGTATCCTCACCACTGATAAGAGCATCTTTTTTCCGGGCGGCGTTGGTGGTTCTGTAGAAGGTTGGACGTTCACCCCTGACTTTCATGATCCGTGCAATAACCCCGCAGGTATCTCCGAATGTGAGATGTTCGGCGAGCTTACTGGTAATTGGACTGGCGAGTATACGAAGTGTCGTGTTAAGTTTAAGTACACTCCTAACTGTGACCCACACGTCAACCTAACTTCATACAGTGCTAGTTCACCATGTTCGTCACCTACGCAGTATGGTCCGCATATCTTGCCGAAGTCGTATTTCTTTTTCGACATTGGACCCGCTAGGAAGATCGGACTCCCAGCCCCGAACCTTACCTATGTATATGTAGACGGTACAGCTTCTACCGCTGCGGAGTATGGACCGGGTAACGAGATGGCGAATCAAAGGGAGCCACTATCGTGTACTCTTGAGTGCTTGAATCTCGGTGAATTTGAGTACATAAAACTATGCGACGGTAACCCGGCGGAGAGTAGCACGGTTGAGGCGGTGCTTGTACAGTATGGGTTCGGTGGACCTACGTATGCGTATGTCCGTGAGAGCTTCACTGGTGGTACGTTCTCAGGTATTCCCATCGGTGGTAAGATTGTAGAAGCGGACGCCGAAGAAATCTATGGTTGCTATCGCGCTGGTGCGACTCCCTGTGACTACGGGGCCGCCTACCCTGAAAACTACTACAGTCTAGGCTACTACTTAGACGCGACACTGACTGTAACTGAGGACTCCACCCCCACTGCTTGTGTACCACTTGTAGCATCACCTTTCTCAGGTTCTGACACCACAACAGGTGGGTTTGAAATTTGTGAAGGTGGAAACATGGTTGCTAATTGGGTACATCGTGAGTTCGATGTAACCCTAACGGATTCCATTACAATTATCGGTAAGAGAGCATATAGTGAGTTCACCGCTACTTTTGATGTCTCAGTTACTTTTTCTAAGAACGCCTGTGATACAATACCAACACACGTAATAAGTTGTTCCTGCACCGCTGTGGCCACTAGGACTTGTACGTATGATGGACCATATGATCCTGTTCAGGTACTGCTGGGTGAAATTACGTTTGAGTGCTCAAATCGTAAGATCAGTGTTTACGCCACCCCAAACATGACAGAGACGTTCCCGGGCTCCGGATCCATTCGCGGAGTCGTGCGCGTAATTGCGAGGCTTGGCAGTGCTTAATATATCAATGGGGGATAGACTTCACCAGAAGCTCACGCAGAAAGCTGCGGAGCTTGGTGGTAAGTCTGACCTACCTACAATTGAATGGGCGAAGAAATATTGCCCTGAGCATACCCGTCGTTCAATGTGTGATCTACATATTGAGCTTGCGAGTACGGCAGATGAACTTCGATATACGCGTGGGCAGAATCGGTGTATCATCGCGCCACGCGGTAATGCTAAATCTACGTGGATGTCACTAATCAATCCCCTCCGCGCCATCTGTGAAAAGACGGAGAGGTATATTCTTATTATCGCTGACACTGCTGATCAGGCTGCGAAGCATCTTGCTGCGATTAAGGATGAACTTCTCTACAACGAGGAGTTGATCGCGGAGTACCCATTGGCATGTCAGGAAGGTGATGTCTGGAACGCAGACAGAATCGAGACTAAGAATGGCGTATGCGTTGAAGCTATTGGTAAAGGCGCGAAAGCACGCGGACGCCGCTATAAGCGTTATCGCCCTACTCTTGTTATTGTCGACGATCCCCAGGGTGACGAGGACGTTGAGTCCCCGGATACACGTACGAAGGATATGGCTTGGTTCGACAAAGCGCTCATGTATGTTGGAGACACGGATACTAACTTCTTTATTGTGGGAACAATGCTTCACAGAGAGTGTATCGTAGCACAGCTGGAGAAGCGCCCCAACTTTATCACGATCAAGCTGGCATCCATCCGTGAATGGCCGACCAACATGGATCTGTGGAATGATTGGGAGAATCTATACACCTCGTTCGTCCCTGGCGCAGCAGCTATCGCTGATAAGTTCTACATCGAGCACAAGTCTAATATGGACGCAGGCGCTGTAGTTCTATGGCCGGAGAAGGAGGATCTCTATGAGCTGATGAAGATCCGTGCAATCGGACACAGTGCATTCAACTCAGAGAAGCAGAACGATCCACGCGATCCATCTAAGTGTGAGTTTGACGAAGCTTGGGTGTCACCAGATCGTAAGGATGTGTGGTATCACTCACGCCCAGCCTCCGCTAAGTGTATCTGCGTGATGTATTGTGACCCTGCAAAGGGTGGTGAAACCAAGAAGCATGATGACGGTGCTATCGTCTCACTATTCTACGACATAGACAAGCGTCGCGCGTACGTTGAAGTACAGCTAAAGAAGCAGCCAGTCAACATGATGCTTGCGGATCTAATCAAGCTGCGTAAGATAAACCAACCTGAGTATGTTGGATTTGAAATCAACGGATTCCAGGAGCTAGCAGCGTCACAGCTTGAAGTAGAAGATCCTTTCTGCCCCATCTTTCCTATCGAAAATCGTGTTAATAAACAAACACGCATAAGTCGCTTAGGAATTTGGTTGCAAAGAGGGTTCTTCCTATTTAAAATAGGGTGTCGAGATACGCAGAAACTTATCTCACAGCTTATCGATCATCCACACGCAGCACATGACGACGGCTCGGATGGCTTGGAAGGATGCCTTCGCGTTCTATCTAACGTCGTAGACATGAGTGAGATTGAAGTGGGCGCGGAGGTGGAAGTTACTGGTCAGATGGATGACGGTCTAGGTGATAACATTTTTCAGATAGGTGATTGAAATGTATGCTAAAGCTTCTAACGTTTTTGCTATGTGTGTGCTTTGTCTCCTCATGTGCGCGTGCGCAGCCAGAGGAGAAGCACCACGGGGCGGGGAGTTGCTGGGATGGGAGAACCGCAGTATTGCCGAATACCTCGCCGGTATCGCAGGACTCGCCTCCATCGCAGCGCTACTCATTGGAATCCTCGTCTTTAAAGCATACAGAGACGCTATCATTGCTTCCGTCGCTTGCACCTGTCTATGCATTCTTTTCCTGTGCATCCCCTCTCTCGTCACAACCTTTAAATGGACCTTTGCTATTGCAACTGGTGCTATTATTTTGGGCGGCGGGTTCTTTGGCTTTAGCCACTGGAACCTACTTAAAAAGAAGTGGGGATTGGAAGAGGAATTGGAGCAGACTCAGGTCGCTGTTAAAGTTGTGGCTGCAACCGCTGATAAATTTGAGAAAGCCAACACTCCGGACGCAATTGTTAAAGCCAAGCTACAAGCCGTAAAAGAACAGGCGGATGCTGGCGTGCATGAACTGATCCACAACCTCCGTAAAGAGACAACTTAAATGGCTGCACTAACTAAGACGGTCGCCGAGATGGTGGAGGAATCCGTCGCTCAGGCGGCTATGTCTCTTCTAAAACAAGTAGATCAGCTACTTAATCTACCAGAAGGTAAATCCGTACTCACTGCGGAAGCGTTGTCTAGCTCGCGTGAGTATCTCGCTGGGGATGATGACATTGGTTGGATGGCTCTTAATCTTTCTGAGCAGGGGATGTATTTTGTAAACCTGTCTCAGCTAAAGCAGATTCGTGATGTTAGCCGTAAGTTATACGCGACAGGTGAAATCCTCCGTAACGCCATCGATAATCAGCGCAACTTTGTTGTTGGTGATGGGCTTACGTATAGTTTGATTCAGCGTAGCTTTACTAACGATCCCGCCGCGCTTCTACAGTTCGCTGAGAAGCCCTCTGGTGATCCACTCGTCGTGGACGCCATGCTAAAGTGGGAGTTGTTCTGCACTACCAATAATCTAGATGAGCGACTAAATAATTGGGAAGAGCGTGCAGAGCGAGATGGTGAGACCATTGTTCGTATATTCGATACGAAGGATTGCCCCACTATTCGATTTGTTTACCCCGAATATTTGGAATCTAAAGATGCAAACTCTGAGTATGGTATTCAATTCAACAGCAAAGATGCTGAAAAAGCAGATAAGTACTTCATTAAGTATCCTAACTCTGACACTATCAAGCCTGTATCTGCCGACGAAATCATCCATGACAAGCGAAACGTGGATATGGAGACTGCTCGGGGACTACCTACGGCTTACCCTGTGTTTACTAACCTTCGTCGGATTGGTAAGCTTTTTGTCAACGTTAGCGTCCTAGCACAGATTCAATCTGCTATCGCACTTGTGCGTAAGCATGAGACCGCATCTGCTGCACAGGTTAAGAACCTCGCTAATCGTCAAGCCAGCACCACAGCTACCTCCGCTGTAACGGGGCAGTCGATTCGTAAGCGTGCTATTGAGCCCGGTACGATTCTAGATGCACCTAAGGGGCAGAGCTACGACTTCCCTGCTCATAGTGTTGCATCTAAGAACTTCCTAGATATTGCTGATAAGGAGCTTGCTAAGATTGCAGCTCGCTTCGTTCAGCCGGTTTCATGGCTTCTAGCGGAGGATGATGTTGAGCCTTTGAATCCTGGTAGCCCCACTGTTCTAAGTCTGCGTAACCATCAGCGTCACCTGTACGCTCACGTCGAGGATCTATTCTGGCGTGTGCAGACTTTGATGGGAACTAACATCGAAAAGCTTAAAGAGGAATATAAGTTCCAGGTTCACGGTCCTAATATTCCTGTTGCTAAGGCAGTCGATCAAGCTAGAATCGATCAGATCAATCTAGAATCTGGTGCGACTTCGCCACAGTCGATCGCATCACGTAATGGAGAGGATTACACTCAGAATCGTATTCAAGTCATCCGTCATCGTCTATCTGCGATGGAGAATGAACAGCTACCCGGTGATAAGGGTAACACTGGTGGAAACTCCGGCAACGGAGGCGACGGTGTTGCTAAGAAAGAGGGTGGTATCAAAGCTCCAGGTGGAGGCGGTAACCAGAAAGTTTAGCCATGTCAGAAGTGATGGATGTACTGAATGTAGTTAAGGAGTACGGTGTTATCGCTGTGATTGCAGTGTTCATGATCTACCGTGACTACCTGCGTGAAGCAGATAGAAACAAAGAGATGAAAGCAGAAAGGGCATACAGTAAAGAGCTGGTGTCCTTACTAATGCTAATCACAGAAAGATACGATAGCACCTGTAAAGCCACTACTGTAGCTATCAACGCCAACATAGTCGCCACAAAAGGCATCATTAAGTTTTTAAAGCGACACATTGCTGATTTAGATTCGGACGACATTGAGAGTGGGGAGTTGATGCCGACGCCCCAGCTTGTGCATGATCCTCTGACTCTAAAACCACTAATGGAACAACTAACCAAAGGTAAAAAAGATGATTGATTTCTTCGCCGTAAGCGAAGCCAAGAAAGTTGCACAGAGGCTAGGCGCTGACGGCCTACTCAAAGGTGCCCACCTTCTAGGTTTCGTGTCAAAGAATAAGCGTAAGTATGCTGCCGAAGCGGTTAAAAAGGCCGTCGAAGACAAGCTGTACAACGATCTTAATATCTATCTCAACCATGATTACGAGGCGATCGACGCCGGTAACGGGAAGAGGGATAACAATATCTCCGATAAAGTCGGATTTGTTGTGACGACTAGCTTTGATGAGAAGTACGGTATGATTGGGGATGTCCAATTTAACACTGGGCATCCGCAGTTTGAGTCTGTGCGCTGGTGGGTTAACAACCGTCCCGATAAGGTCGGCTTCTCTCACGTCGCTCTACAGAAGGAAACCAAGGGCACTGTTGTTGATATCGTTAAACCGATGTCACTAGACCTAGTGTCAGCCGCCGCTACCACTTCCGGTATCTTCACTGAAGCTGTGAAGGAGGCGGAGGAGTATACCTCTGAGGGTGTGGTTGATGATAATATTGCGTCGAATCGTGTGAACGCAATCTGCGATGCCATGACGACTCTAATGTATCAGGTTCGCTGGCCACAGAATTACAACTACTCCTCCGTTGTAACTCCTAAGTTGACGCAGGAGGAAATCGCGGCAAAATTAATTCCTATCCTAAAGGACACAACTTCGGAGCTATCCAAAGTTGTTAAATCTACCAAATCGGAAGCTAAGGCAAATAACATGGAAATCACTGAAGTCACTCTTGAGATGCTAAAGAAGGATCGTCCTGATCTTGTCACCGCTCTCTCGACCGAGGCTGTTAGCGCTGAGCGTGCTATCGATGCTAAGGTTATCGAAGCTGTGAAGACTCTGGACGAGAAGGCCAAGTCGAAGGTTTTCCTCACTCTAGTTCGCGAGTCTATCGTCGCTGGCAAGGATGTCACTGAGCTTGTCGCTGACCGCAAGGAAGCTACCAAGGTCGCTGTCGAATCTGCTACGATCCAGGCTCCGGAGAAGAAGGAAGAGAAGCCTGCCACTGAGGCTACCAAGGCTGTCGAAATTTCGGACGACGCCATTCTGCGCGCCGCCAATAAGTAATAACACAAAAGGAAATTCACTATGAATATTCATCGCTATGGCGGCACTCTCCTAGCTGAGGGCGCTGTTGCTCTCACTGGCGCCGTTCCCACCAATGACATTGCTAAGGGGGATCCGCTATTCTACCTTACGACCAGTGACGTTACCGCCCTAGCTCCGGCTTCGGTGTTTACATGGGACACTGATCTAGCTACCACGCAGGCTGCGTTCATCACTAAGTTTGCTGGTATGTCTGATAGCCGCAGCCGCGCTGCCACCACGGACGCCCGCGACCTACGCGTCAGCTTCAACTGTGATCCGACCGCCGTGTACGAGTTTGAGCTGGCCGCTGCCGCCAATCTTGAGATTGGGGATTACATCGGTATTGCGAAGGCTGCCGGTAATGCACTGACCAACAAGGTCGTCGCTGTTGCGACGCGCTCGCTCGCCATCGGGCAGGTCGTTGAGGATCTAACTTCTGGCACCAAGATCCGTGCCATTCTAGTCAACGCCCTTGGCCATAAGTAAAGGATATTAAAATGAGCGAGCTACGTGATCTATTTAAGAAGTGCACTACGGCGGAGGCTGTTAAGGCTACCTCCGATCGTATTGTCGATCTAATGCATGCCGATGAGGACACCGGCAAGCGTAAGATTAACTATGAGAAGCTGTCGATCCGCGATGTCGCGGAGGCTACTCTCGGTGACGATGTTATGCGCAAGCTGGGTAAGACCCAGTCCGAGGGTTTCCTCTCGGTTGGTTCTGAGTCGGTTGATCCTACCAACCTAAGCGCGTTTACCAACATCACCGGTAACATGATTTTCGAGGCGACCCTTGATTCGTTCAAGGCTGCTGGTCTCGTTGGTGACCAGCTCGTCACTGCGGAGTCTTCGACCCGCGATGGTGGGCGCGACACCGGGCTAGCTGAGATTGATGACGACGCTATGGTCGTCCCGGAAGCGCATGAGTTCCCGGATGTGACGTTCGGTGAAGATTACGTCGAGATTCCTACCTCGGTCAAGCGTGGTATGAAGATCGGTATCACCCGCGAGCTGCTGTTCTTCGATCAGACTGGTAAGATCCTGGACATGGCCCGTAGCATCGGTGATCGCATGGGCGTCAACAAGGAGAAGCGCATCCTTGATATGGTCCTAGGCGTCACCAACGGCTTCATCCGCAAGGGTGTCGCTCGTAACACCTACGTCGCTGCTGGCGGTGGTGAGCCCCGTCCGAATCTGCTCGGTGGTAATGCGCTGGTGGATTGGACCGATATCGACGCTGTGATGCAGCTGTTCGATGCGATGGGGGATGATCGTGCGACTCCTGAGCCGATCATGGTTGAGCCGAAGCAGATGCTAGTGCCCCGTGCGCTAGAGTACACTGCTAAGCGCATCCTGAATGCGACTGATATCCGTGTCGGTAGCGATACCGCCAACACGCAGACCTACAGCACTAATCCTGCTGCTGGTGCTCTGAGTGTTATCAGCACCCCGTGGTTCACCAAGCGCCTAGTCGCTGCTGGCGTCGATCCCACCGTCGCTGCCGGTCGCTACTATGTTGGTGACTTCAAGCGTGCGTTCAAGTATCGCACCCTGTTCCCGCTACAGACCATCGCGGCTCAGCACGACAAGGACGCCTTTGAGCGTGATGTTGTCGCTCAGTTCCGTACGAGTGAGCGTGGCGTGCCGCGTATCGTTGCGCCGTGGTACGTTGCTCAGTTTAATGCCGCCTAATCCGCGTCGTTAACTTCATAAGTACACTGCGAAGCCTGTCTACTCTAAAGGTAGGCAGGCTTCGCTTTTAAGGAATACCATGGAATCATATGCATTAGTTGTACAGGGTGGTATTCAAAACTCCGTGCAGGTGTCGCTAGTTGTTGTTCTAACTGGTGATCCTGTTCTAGATACCCCACTGATTGTTACTATCACTGATGACCTAGGTTCTAATATTGGTGGCGATGTAACCATCAATCCTGGTGAAAGCTATGGGACGACTACGTTCTCTGGAACGGTGGCTGGCATTCATACTCTTACTGCTACTCATACTGGCGGTAATGTTACGATTGTAGATCCTGATCCTATTGCTATCACCACTGTACCGATCCCCCAAGGAATTGAGCCCTCCGTTCCTAAGACGGAAGAGGAGATTCTAGCTGATCTATATGTTGTTCGTGACAATCTTGTGGCGCAGAAGCTGAAGCTAACGCTGAAGCCGAAGCCGACTTATGAGATTGACGGGCAGCGTGTAGAGTGGACGCAGTATCTACAATACCTCGACAAGGCTCTAATCGGTATCCGCGAGGCTATCCTAATTTACGAGGGACCATATGAAGAGGAAACGGTAGGGTTCACGCCATGATCGATGACATGCTTCGTGATAGTATTCTTGATGACACTGAGATCTTTGACAACACCTTCAACGGTAGAGTCATCCATCAGGTTAAAGAGAATGTGCGCCTAGACTTCACCGATAACACTGCTGTCACTAGCACTGTAGAGAAGGACAGCGTTAACTGCCTATTGCGCGGACGCAGCCGTCGTCAGAACAACAGCATCAAACAGATTCATCAACGTGACGCCTCCGTCCAAGATGACGCCTTCGACTCTGCCGACCTTGTTGTAGAAGTTCCCACTGCTGACTTTGAGTTTACCATCAACGAAGGTGATACATTCATTGATCTAGATCGAGAGAATAAGTACAACATCATTGCGGTGGATCTAGTTACCCTTGAGACTCGATATAGAATTGCATTAAGAAAGCTATTCTAATGTTTCTAGAAATCAATACGGAGGAGGCACGTAAACAGTTTAACGACTTCATTAAGCAAATTAATGTTAAAGCTAAGAAAAAGTTTACTGCCATCTATCGTAGAAAGATTGACGCACTTCTCTTCAAACTAATAGCGGTAACCCCCCGTTACACTGGTGCCGCAGCGGGCGAGGCTACGGGGACGCCGATGCCTCCATCACATCCCGCTTTCGGTATGACTATTGGTAATGATGAAGGTAACTCTGGTTGGCAACTTCGTGAGATTACTGAAGGTAAGCACACTGTTTGGGTTATCGTTAATCCTATGTGGCTACCATACCTACACTATCTTGAGTATGGAACTATGCGCATTCCTGCACAAGGCTTTCTACGTTCTGCGTGGGAAGAATTTAAGATCGAGCAAGGTGTATAATGCCAGATGCAGATGGTGGTATTCCTGATAGTCTAATTATCAGCGCATGGGGTAAAGCTTTCCAAGAGCTATTCCCTGATGATCTTTTGGTTGTAAAAGGTGCGACGGCTGCGCCTCTCAAAGACGTGGACGACTGGGCACAATTTCAGTTACTTAATTCTTTTGAGTTACCTCTATCTACAACGCAGAATAGCTATCGTAGGCTTCTGTTACAGCTAAGCTGCTACAGTAAGATTCAGCAGTATAGAGCCGATAATAAGTTTGATGCACCTTGGACGCTTGCGCGTAAGTACAAGTGTTTGATGCACCGTAAAAACATACGAATAGAAAATACTTGCTTGAAGATCCAGGACAGTAAAATGATCTACATGGATCTTAAAGCGAGCGGTGACTACGCAAAAGAGATTTACCAATCGTCACCTACGCTTCAAATTCACTCTGTCGTAATTACTTCAACAGCCCTTATAGGCTAAGGACATAAAAATGCCCTCTGCAAATCCCGCTATTACGCGCAACCTGCGCGATGCCTTTCTTTATATCTCTGATGGCTCCGGTACGCCGAAGAAGCTAAAGGTCAAGATCGACGAAGGCGACTTCGCCTTCACCATCGATCGTCCTACTTTCATCATCATGAATCGTGGTGTTATCGATTCGCGTAAGAATGGTGATGAGACTCCGTCTAGCCTAAGCTGGACCATGAAGTTTGAGCAGTGGGAATACGATGCTGGTGAAGACACCGGTGTCTCTCCTGCTGATGCTCTACAGGGCGAGGGTGGTGCTACTGATTGGGTTTCTACCGACGGTTGTGCTCCTTACTCTGTTGATATCACGTTTGTGCTGAAGGACCCCTGCACTGACGGGATGGCTGAGATTCTCACCTTTAGGAAGTTCCACGCTGATCAGCTAAGCTTCAAGGAAGGCAGCGAGTTTAACACTCTAGCCATCACCGGTAAGGCCCTACTGGCGAAGCCGGATCGCTCCTACGGCGCTGTTCCCACGTTCCCCTAATTAGGAAATAACCATGAAATTCAAGGGCGCAACCTTGAACGTTCGTGAATTCACCAACGTTGCTCTTCGTAAAAATCTAGCTATCAAAGTTGGCGCAATGCCACTTGGTATTGAAAAGGAGTACACTCAAATCTACCCACGTCCAACCCCTCCGTCTAAAACTATCCACAATGTGGGTAAGGCTCCGACGAAGGTTGTGGATGATGAGGATGAAACCTATCTAGCGTTGCACAAGGATTGGTTCACGCTACGTAGTTTCTTTGTGTTCTGGAGTGTCATCAAGGATGATGAGGATCTCACCTTCGATAATCCTCCGACTTCTATCAACGCGCTAAAGTCATTTGAGCAGGAATTGAAGGCGCATGGTATTAATGACGAGGACATCAAGAAGGTTATCAATACTGCTTTTGATCTAACTAAGATCACCGATGCCGATATTGAGGATACCAAGAAAAGTTTTACGTAGAGCTTCACGAGGCTGATTCAGCGATAGCTGCTGCAAAGCAGGAGAAACTACCGGCTGGCCGAACTTCTGCATATCACGTTCTACGTATATGCGAAAGATTTGGCCAGCCTTTTTCTTGGTGGGAAGGGCTGGATCGTGAAGCTAGAATTAAATACCTAGCCTACCATAGTATACGCAATCAGGAAGATTCCTATGTTCACTGACGCAGATTTCCAGGCGATCATCAAGATCAAGATGGATATGGATGAGGCCGATAAGGCCCTAGCTGGTGCCGCAGAGGCGGTGAAGGCATCCTTCGACAATATGGAAAAAGCTGCGCGGGAGTATACCCGTCGCATGGAGAAGCTCGCTCAGGATCGCCTAACCGTAGGTGAGATGGAGGAGAAGGCCGACGTAGAAAACCTTAACAATCGTGTTAGACGGCGGCTAGAGGAATTGGCTGGCGCAGAAAACGCAGCTAAGAAAGATGCCAAAATCCAGCGTGATCTAGCTAGGGAGAAGGGTGAGATTCTTCTAGCGGAGGAGAAGGCTAACGCGGCTGATTGGAATAACCGTGTTGCTCGTCGCGAAGCTGAACTTAAAGGCGCAGAAAACGCAGTTAAGAAAGAAGCTAAACTCGCTAACGATCTAGCTAAGGAGAGGGGTGAAATTCTACTAGCGGAGGAGAAGGCTATTGCTGCTGATTGGAATAATCGTGTTGCTCGTCGTGAAGATGAACTCAAGGGTAGAGAGAAGGCAGAGCAAGCGGCACTCAAGAACAGCCTAGCCACCGCTGAAGCTGAGCGCAGGGAGAATCTAGCTATTCAAAAAGCTATGGCTCTAGATCACAAGGCTATGCTTGATAAGAAGCATGCTGATGATGTTGCTTACTCTAAAGAGACTCTAGCGCTAATCGACAATCAGGCTAGGCTACAGGAAGCGCTGGAAAAGAAAGCTGCGCAGGCGCATGCTGCTGTTCTAGCTGCTGATCGTAAACAAGCTAGCACTGTATCCGGCGCATCGGCTCTTCGTGTCGGCGCGGGCGCAGCTTCGTTTACTGGAAACTACGGTGCTGCTGGCGGCTTGTATGCGTTAGCGAATGTTGCACAGAATGCCGGGACTATGATCTCAACAGGTATGGCACTTGGTGTCGGTGGTGCTGCTGCACTAGCTCTAGCGATTGGTAAGACTACCGTCGAGGGTGAGAAGCTGAACGTGGCTCTTGCTGATATGTCTACGCTAATCACCGATGTTAAGTTCGGTAGTGAGCAGTGGGCTGAGACGATGGATCGTGTTAGTGCTTCTGCTATTCAGATTTCAAACACATTCGGATACGACGTTGTTGACGTTGTGAAGATGTTTAAGGAAGCGCTATCCAGTGGTATCGATGCGGACGAACTACAACAGTTCGGTACGGTGGCTGGTAATATGGCTACTGCGCTGGGTGTCAGTTTGAATGCCGCGTCTCATACCCTAACGTCATTCAAGGATAACTACCATCTAACCGTCAACGAACTAGCTGACGTTAATAACATCCTATTCAATACCATCAACGTCGGTGGTGTGAACGTCGATACTCTTCTAAAGAATATCGGACGCGTTCTACCCGTTGCCAAACAGGCTGGTGTTGGTATCGAGGATTTGATGACCGCAATATCAGGTCTGTCGCGTACGATGAGTACTGCACAGTCTGTGACTGCGTTGGTTAACGTCATCAACACTCTATCCAATCCGTCTAAGAAAGCTAAGGCTGAACTGGATAAGCTTGGTATCAGTTATGGTGACGCTGCATTCCGCACTCAGACCTTCATCCAAAAGATGGAAGAGCTGCGGGATAAAACCGGAGGCACCACCGCTGCGCTAGCTGAGATTTTTCCGAATCAGTTCGGACTCCGTGGTGCCGCAGCACTAACCAGCATGATCGAGCTACTAAAGACAAACAACGCTGAAATTAAAAACACCGAAGCCGCTCTAGCCGCAGTCGAGAAGCAGCACGACACTCTTACCTTTAAGATGGCTCGTGATTGGAACATCGTCGCAAACGCGTTCACCACCGCTGGAGCGGCGTTGGCGGATAAGGTTGCAAAACCGATGTACACCTTCATGACTAAGTACGCTATCTTCAGCGGTACGATTTTAGGTGCGACTATCTCTGCTGTATCGAAGTCTGGTCGTGATTCAGACCAGAATGAGAAGTACCGTAAGGAGCTTCAAGACTACATTAAGATGCGTGATAAGGTTTATGCAAACTCTGAAAAACAGGGGGATTTCACGATTGGTGATGCAAATTCGGTTTTGAATTTGACTAAGCTAATCATGCGCTACCGTGAGATGGATTTCTTCGAGCAGGAAATCGCTAAGCACGCTGAGGACGCCCGTAAGAAAATCGCTGACATACCTACAGGTTTCTTCCTTGAGTATGATCCTGAGCAGAAGGATGAAGAGTCGAAAGCCGCCGCTAAAGCTAGAGAGCGGGAGGTTATGCGCCGTGCCACCGATGAGCAGAAGGCTACACTAAAGGAGATGCAGGATGAGATTACTGTAGCTACTGAGGGCATCGATCAGTTACGTGCTCGCCTTGTTAATTCTAAGGCACTTGAAATCGATCAGCTGCGTAAGGCGCTTGAACAGGCTCGTATCGAGTACCAGAATATTGAGAAGGATGAGAAGGCAACTGAGCGGGATAAAAATATCGCAGCTGAAAAACTTGATGGCCTTGTTAAGCTGTACGAGGCAAGCAAGAAACTGAAACTAAAGCAGGTCGAGGATGAAGTTGAAGTCGTAAATAAGCAGCTTGAGATTCAGAAGGATGCCGTAACTAAATACGAAGACACTATCAAGAAGCAGCAGCTTAATGTTGATCGTATCGCCGCTGAGAAGCGCATAAAGCTTGAGGAGCAAACCTCGCAGAAGCTATATGACATAGCTCTTGAGTATGATAAGAAGATGCTAGCCTTCCGTAAAAAGAAGGAAGACCTAGATGAGAAGTATCATAACAAGCTTGACGCTATCAACGAAAAAAGCGAGATGCGGGATAGTGATCTCAATCAAGCAAACAATGATAACGCGAATGATAGTGGCGGAGGTAATCTACGGTTCCTGCGTAAGCAGGCTGAGGACCTAAAGAATCAGATGGCCAGTGCCGCGGCTGCTGGCAAAGATGCGCTGTATGATAAGTTGGTTCAACAGGCACATGGCCTGTATGATAAGATGAAGAGTGCAGCTATCGCTGGTGGCGACGCTCCTGGTAGATGGTCTGCCGGTCGTGGTATGTCGTTTGAGAATGTGTTCGGTAGCTTCATCCGTGATAACAACAAGACTATCAACAAGATTGCGGAGGATGGTGCTACATCGGATTATCAGAAGGATCTAAACGATATAGAGAAGGCTAAAGCAATCGCTGAGGCTACTTGGCGGTCTGACACTCAGAAGGAGTTGCTAAAACTTAATGAGGGTACTGCCTCTCAGACCACGATCATATCCGGTGTCGGTGCTAGACTGACTGCGGAGCTTGGTTCCGCTGCGGATAAGATTGTTGCTGCGGTTAGAAACATTCGTCTCGTCGCCGGTGGCGTCACTCCCACCGCTGTCACGCCTGGAGCTACGCCTATAGATAACACTGTACCGATTCCGATTCCTGGTATCGATGGACTACCCCCTGCTGATCCAACTGTTCCTGTACCGATTCCTGGTATTGATTTTAATGACAACATCGGTGCGGATTGGAATCAACCGTTCATGAAGAATAGTGATTGGTCTCTACCTAACACTGTTCCAGTGACCAATAGATCTTCCAGTCCTTCACTTAAGTCAGGTGGACCGGGTAACCTAAATATCGTAGTCAACGCAAACGGTAAGGATGATGCGGCTGCACTGACGGAAAAGATTCGCACTGTTGTTACGGACCATTATGAAGACAGAAATGTAATTAGACAAGTGAATAAAACCAATAAAATACCTACACGTAGCTATGCTACCGGATCATCGGCTAACACCCAACCTACCCGCAAGGCGTTCTAAAAAATGGTAGATCATAGGTATAATGCTACGTTCTGGTATCCAGCTAACGTCGCTATCGAAGATGCAGAGTTGAGTGTAATCATGAAGGCCCCGGAGTATGGCGATAGCCTCTCCGAGGGTCGCATTCAAACCATCACTAAGACGCGTGGAGGGGCTGTCGTGGTTTATGACCACGGCACGCCTTTCTCTAAGCAGTTGGTGATGCAGTTTAAAGACGTGATCGACAACGAGCGCTCTGCTTTGATTGTATTCTTTGATGCAGTCGGTTGGGGTTCAGCTCCAATTAGATACAGAGATTACCACGGAACTGAATCAGTGCTCCGTGTAACCAGCGGCTCAATTCCCATTAAGAATAATGGTTATCTAAATAGGGACGCAATCACCCCCGTTGCCCTATTTGATTTCGATATTGAGTTCATGGATGTTACGAATAATAATCTAGAAATCGAGGATTACGTGGCAACCCCTACAAGCCTATCGCTGCACATCGCAGACACGGACGCTCCCCACGCTCCTGAGACCACCGTTCTAGTTGATATCTCTGATGGCACAAAGATCATCGATAGCCTAGCGGTAGATAGATTCGATGGAATCATCTGGCTTGGTGTCGCTAAGAACGAGGATCATAAGTTCCTGTTCCAGGTTCAGATTCTACATGATGGCTTCACGACCAATGATGCCACTGCGGAAGAGGATACTGTTACTAAGACATGTGAGCTTAATGGATCCTTCGCAGAAGTAAGCATCACTGCTGATCTTGTCGGTAGTGGTACTTCACAGCTTATGCGACTGAAAGCTGCTGTGTCTGTTGATGGTTACGAACTAACGTTCCGTAGAATCTACATCGGAAAGCTTTCCTAAGATGCGCCTTCTATCTCCTGAGAAAATGTCCACCCGTCGTCAGATGGGTGTTGTCATTCTTCATAACAGTGCAGATGGATACCCACAGTGTGCCTTGGTAACTAAGGCTGGTGGTAATCAGAGCGACGCTACTGCTGTGATCTACAACGGTATCTCTGCTCCCGTTGGCTTATATCTAGACTCAGTATCCATCGAAGAAAACAGTCCATCCCCCTCCGCTGGAATGGTGCGCAGAAACGCGTCACTAGATATTATCGCTGATGGGTTGTTCACTGCTGGATCGTGGACGCAGAAGTTCTATTCGTGTGGAGTGAATCAGGATTCATTCTACTTTAGCATCTGGACTGTGGACGCCTACAAAGCCACGAAAGAACTAACGCGGTACGGAACCTGCTACGGTATTTTCTGCGTCGATAGCGGCATGCGCTGGGCGGAAGGTAACACCACTGTCAGCGTAAACCTAATCGACATTATGCTTAC